CCAAGTCGCCACGATGAACGCCGATGAACAGATCGTTCCGGAGTTCGAGGTCAGGGTTGCGAACGATGCAACGACAGGCATCAGCAGCAGTGAACTGAATACCGGCGGCGACATGATCAAACTGGCTGCACGAATCGGTGAAACAGCAACTAAGCGGTCGGTTCAGTTGTTGATCGAACAGGATGAAGGGATGCTGGTGTTGACATGCCGATAACCGCACTTGCTCCCGTCATTACTCTCATCGCCAATGAGATGTTCGAGCGGTTGGAAAATTTGATCACCAGCAAAGCGGGGGCATACTTTTTCTGCAACGTCGTCAGACCAACGAAGCTGGCAACGTACACGCCGCAACATGGTTTGGTTGTCCTGACACGCGGCGAGCAATCTCGGGTTCCGGAGTTGGATTGTCCAGGCAATCCACCAGCAATCTGCTGGCAGCAGACGTTCATGGTGCGGGTGCATATCGCTCCGAGTGAGCGCGATGCAACTCCGGTGGAGGTATTCGAAGACATCGCACAGGCGGAAATCATCAAGGCAATTCGGAACAGCGATACATGGCACACGTTCAATGACAACGCCATCAATGCAGACTTCGATCCGATGGTGACAACGTCTTCAGATGGGAGTTACGACGGCATCGCGGTGCCGGTGAATGTGGTGTATCGAGTTGCTGAAGATGACCCGTACACGGCGAGGTGAGCGATGATAGATTTGCGAGTCGATGCGAAACAATTGAAAGCACTTCAATCAGCGGTCAATAAGGCAAAGAAAAGTTTCGGCAGGGAATTGGCGGCGGCGATCAACGCAGTTGCGAAGGACGCAAGAACACAGATTAGCCGCGATATCCGTACGGAAGTCAACATGAAGGCGAGGGATGTCAAGGAAAGAATATCCATCAGAAACAAAGCAACGGCACATGCACCAGTCGCGATCGTATCACTCGGCTGGAGGAAACGCGAGGGGTTGCAATACTTCGGAGCACGACAAACAAAAGCGGGTGTGACCTACAAAATCAGTAAGAAGGCGGCAAGCCGTGGTGTTGTGCTTGGTGCTTTCATGGGACCATCGCCCGGAGTTCTGGCACCGAAGCTACACGGCGGCGTGTTCAAGCGAGTCGGCAAGGAACGCAAACCAATTATGAAACTGCGAGCTGTCTCTGCCGCAGGGGCGTTCGTGAAAAATAGTTATGACAAAATTCTGCCAGGGTTCATCAAAGAAAAACTGCACAAACAAATGGAACGTCGGATCAAACTGAACGTACTTCGGGCCAATGGCCTGGTCTCAAAATAGGAAAGAAGAGTCATGCCATTGCTCAGACGACGGGCCGTATTTGCGGCCAAGGTGGAAAGCGTCATCGGCACTGCCGAAACAATCACATCATCCGAAGGCGTGTACAACGCACGCGATTTTGAGATTCAGCCAAACATCGCGATGACTCGCCGCGAGGGACAGGGCGGCTTCAATTATCTCGCGGGCATCCCTGAAGGTATGAGCGGCACATGCAAAATCACGCACGACCTGTCATACGACGGAACGAACATCCCGACATGGGCATCAGTGTTGCTGCCGGCGTGCGGCTGGGTTGACACGAGCGGGACATTCTCGCCAGTGTCTCAAGGGCCGGGATCAGGCGGCGTGAAGACGCTGACGCTGGCGCATTACAAGGACGGCAAGCGTGCCCTGCTGTCGGGAGCGATGGGGACGTTCAAGATCGTTTGTCCGACCGGAAAGGTGGCATACATCGAATTCACCTTCACGGGCAAGTATTCGACTGACGAAACGACGACGGCAATCATTGCCCCGACATACCCGACAACACTCCCGATGCGGTTTGCGGCTGGTGCACTGACATGGAATTCAGTCGCGCTCTGCACGTCATCCGTCGAAGTGGACGCGGGGAACTCGGTCATCATGCGTGAATGTGTCAACGCAACTGATCGATCCGGATACGTATCCGCGCTGGTCACGAATCGTGCCCCAGTCATCACGGCAGATCCGGAGTCAGTGTTGCTTGCGACTCAGAACCGCGAAGATAAGTGGTTGACGAGCACGCCTGAAGCACTGTCGATCATGGTTGGAGTCACAGGGTCATCAATCACGATCGCAGCCCCGAAGGCACAACTGGAAAACAAGCAACAGGGCAACCGATCTGATATGATGGTGGATAACCTGACATGGCTCGCAACAGCCGGTGCGTCCGCCGATACTGAACTGACAATCGCCTTTGACTGAGAGAATTTATGCCCCGGAGTCTTGATCCTTCCAGCCGTCTGACAATGGTCCTCGCGTGCGACGTGGACAAGCCTCGCGAAACTCAGCCGCGAATCTTTGCCAGAACGCTCACACTGAATCAGCAAAGGAAGTTAATTGCGGCGATGGATCGCATGAGACTGGAGTCTGGAGACAAGATCGAAGCGGCACTGGATGCGGCGGAAATCTGTCTCACGGGCTGGGAGAACATGACCGATCCGACAACAGGGCAGACGATACCGTTCTGTCGTGAATCGATCGGGGACATCCTGAGCATCGACGAACTAGCCGAAGTGTTCGGAGCGGTGATGCAGGCTGGGACAGCATCGGCAGCAGACAAAAAAAAGTCAGAGTCGCCGCCCTCGTAAGATGCGGCGAGTTGTGCAAATCGTGTGTCGGCAGGTGTCGGGAGATCGTTACAGAGAAGCAACCAGCGGACATTGAATGCCCGATCTGCGACGGCGACGGGTGCTCAGAATGCGTTGACGGGGTATTCACAGTGGCGATGTGTCCGGCAAAGTATATAGGGTCTGAATTGATACAGGATATTCAGGTTGTGTCGGCGTGCGAGCATCATCTGCCGGTGGCTGGCGGGGTGCTCGATCAGTCGGCGTGGTGGTTTGAGTTACGCGAGACGCTTCGCAGAGAAGAACGGCGAATCCAGGACGAGCAGCAGCAAAGGCGGTTTCAGTGAGTAACGTTATCGACTTTGTGATTAACGGCAAGGACAATGCGAAGCCCGCAATGGCGTCCGTGGAGCAGTCACTGGAGCGGCTTCAGAAAAAGGCGTCTCTTGTGTCGGCAGTATCCAGTGGGCTGAACAGCACCATCGGGCAGATTGCGGCGTGGTATGCTGCAACAAAAGCCGTGATGGGAATGTTTGGTGCGCTAGAATCTGTCAACCATGCGTTTGATGAACACGCGAAGTCGGTCGCTGAGTTGGAAGTGGCCCTGAAGATGCAAGGGGTTGCTGTTGAGGCGGAGATGGGGCGACTCGAAGACTACGCTAATGCTATGCAGCGTGCCACTGGTGAAAACGACTCGGCAGTGATGGCGGTGATGAAAGAAGCCGCGATGTTGGGTATAGCGTCGGACAAACTCGACGACATGGCGACAGCCGCATACGGCCTGGCCGAAGCCACGGGCAAAGACGTATCATCCGCCATGACCATGATGCGGCAGGCAACTGAAGGGAATTTCGAAGCCTTCAATCGTGCAATTCCACAACTGCGGACGATGACGACGGATGAAGAGAGATTCGCAGCGGTGCTGGCATTGGCAGCACGTGGGATGGAAGCAAAAGCCACATGGGCCAGCAAGGTTGAAGAGTCTGGAGCGGGAGCAATGACGGCAATCGATAAACTTAAGGAAAGTGTCGGGGCTATAGTTGCTCCGTTCCGGGTATTCTTGAACACGGCGATAGAGACATTTGTGAGCGCGTTGAATCATTTACTGACACCTGCTGTGGAATGGTTTACACAGGCTATGGAAAATATAGGGCCGATTGTGCAAGGAATTCGAGACCTCATCAACTATGCAATCAACTTCATTATTGGGGTGTTCACGAGATTCGAAGTCGTGATCCTGAATCTAGGCCAAGTATGGACGCTGGTGGTGTCCAGCGTGGAACTGTACTTGCTCGAAATGGCCGGAGAAATCGAACACACGCTGATGACCGTCATTCCAGGCTACGTGATGTGGTTCGGTGAAAATATCATCAATCTGTTCAAGGACGCATGGAACGGAGTCTTACAGGTCTATTACAACGCCACTCGCATGATTGCTGAAATCATGGTGGAGCTATGGACGTTTGTCTTCGAGGACATGGGGGCAGGATCAGCCGCACTCGGCGACCGTATTGGAGCAATTCTCGCCAGTGGGCTGACTACAGGCTTTGAGTCATCGCTGACGGACCTTCCAGACATCGCAGTACGAACGATCAGTGAACGTGAAAAGGATCTGGCAAAACAGATCGGCGATATCGGGGCGAGTCTTGGGGATGAATTTGCTCGCAAGATGGCGGAGCGTATGGTTGGCGTCGGGGACGGCATTACTGACGAACTCAACAAAGAGATTGATTTGCAGGTCAACAGCAACGACAAGGAAAAGAAAGCGAAGCGAAATGATGGCACGTTTGGGGCGTCGATCAATGCGATGGAAAGCCGGTTGCTGACACGCGGGCCGGGCAGTACGTATGAAGCGAGAATGCTTGAACTGACAGTACGAGGCACAGCAGTGCTAGGAGTCATCGGCGATAGAATGAAAATGACAGTCGAGGAACTTCGCAAGGTCGGAGAGAAGATGGATGACAATCTGCAACTGGTGCCAGTCCCATGAGCGTAATCGACGTAACAAAAATGTGGAGCAAAACAGGCGGCTCGCTGTCGTCGGCGTTGCTGTCGTCGATTGATCAGGTCTGGGCCATCACGGAAGGGTATCAGGTACTGGCTGAGATCGGGGATTCCGTCGATGTCATCGTAGCGGCAACCGGCATCCCGCGTATCGGCGACCAACATCCCACAAACGTTAACGCCTGGGTGGAATCGGTCGATCCGGAACAGGTGTCACCGATTTTCTGGCAGGTCATGGTGAAGTATCGAGGGCTGGCAGATGAATCATCGGTGACAGTGGAATGGACCGACACAACCACCACAGAACCGATTGACAGAGACTATTCTGGATCGGCAATTGTCACCGTCAACAAAGAGCCGGTAGACGGGCTGTCAATGGATGTTGCGGATCAGATTTGCGTCATCAGTCGCAAGTTTCTGAATGTGAACACGGCGAGCATTAGCCAGTACAGGCGAGCAACGAACTCAGACACCTATCTGGGTTGGCCACCTGGCACTGCCAGGCTGGTCGGATACTCCGCCAAGAATCGGTTTTCCTATGGCGGCATTCAGGAACTCTGGGACGTAACGGCACGCATTCAATTCCGTGAACCTTACGCTAACACAACCGCCGCACAAGCCTGGTACAAGCGATGGCGACACGAGGGGCTGTACATCAACGACGGCGTGAACATTCGACGCGCGACAGATGACAAACAACAGGAAATGACAAAGCCTGTTCTGCTGAAATCAGACGGCAGTCAGGAAACTGATCCGAATGCTGCGGTGTTCTTTCATACTCAAGTTTACGGCTCGCTTCCGTACTCAGCACTGGGGCTAATCTGATGACGAACGCAGTTAAGACATCCTTCAAATACGAACTATGGCGCAGTGATGTTCTCATAGCGAATACTCCGCTAAAGGTCGTGGAAGTCGAAACGACCTCGGACCTGCTCGCGGTGAATACGCAGCTTGTCGGCACAGGTCACGAACTGATTTCCATCGGGGACATCACGGACGATGCGATGGTGATCATTGAAAACCTGCACGCAACAGCACTGGTACAGGTTGGCCATGATGTGGCGGCAGCGTTCTCAGGACTGATTGACATTCCAGCACTCGGGCCGCCCGCTATCCTGCCGGTCGCCACCGCACTTGCAACGACGTATCTGAAATCAGACACGGCATCAACTCCCGTCCGCGTGACCCTCGTTAAGATTGTTGCACCGGCATGACGATGGATTCCATAGGAGTCTTCACGCCTGAGCAGGCTCGCGAGTTGTGGCAGGACTACCAGACTCGCAAGCAACTGAATCCGCACGTCCAGCACAACTACCCGCAACGCAGGCCGATCGACGAGCCTTCACCGCACAGGGTGTTCGTCAAGAACACAGAAGAAACGGAAGCCTGCCCGCCGTATGGTTGCGTACAGGTCATCGGTACGGAAGTCGTTGGCGGTCTGACGGTGGTGAAAGTACAGAGGCCGACATCGACAAGCGGCGAGTTCCTGTTCAATTCGCAATTCGAAATCCCGGCAGGTGAAACCGGCTGGGCGTTTCGGTTTGGCGTGGTGATCGCGATCGGAGATCCACCAGCGACTGCGAACACGGTTTACCAGCCGATCGTGGATTCATGGGAGATCGAAGAGGGGGGGAGTCTGTTCACGGTCTTCGGTGAGCACAACGCTGCGACGAATGGCCTGATCGGAAAGTTTACTGGTGGCGGCGGCGGAGCACCTCGCATCTGGTTCACGATCGTCTCGGTCGAATGCGTCTCGGCGGATGAGATCATTCTGACCGTTGAGCCTACTTGGTTCACGGGCGGCTGCACTGCTGCGATACCGGATGAGGATTCATACGGGTACGTTCTCGTTGAGGATGTGTGCCAGATTCTGCAATACTATACTGCCGAATGGCTGGTGGGAAAAACCGGATCAGCAACGTACATGTATCCTCGCTCGGGCTACTGCGAGCCGAAGTGGTTGGTTGACGAAATCTGCGGTCAGCCATCTTGTGCTTGACACGATTCAGGAATTCCGTACGATGTGGATATGCAAAACATTAACCGGAATATGCTAGTGCTGCATCCTCACCCAACAGCCCACAACTTTATCAACCTGACAGGACAGACGTACGGCTTGTTCACGGTTGTTGGGTTCGCCGGGGTTAGAGGTAGGCACCGTATGTGGTGGTGTGATTGTGCTTGTGGATCATTGGCGTACGTGTCGTCCTGTAACCTCAGGACAGGACACTCAACGTCATGTGGGTGCCACTGCGTTAAGAGGATAAAGGAAACGCAGACAACGCACGGTCAGTCGGATACGCGGACGCACAGGTCGTGGATGAGTATGCATGACAGATGCCGGGATCCCAGCTGTTCAGCGTACCACAATTATGGAGGCCGTGGAATTACGGTGTGCGAACGGTGGGCGACGTTCAAGGCATTTCTGGAAGACATGGGTTGTTGCCCTAAAAATCATACGATTGACA